ACCAAAAGAACAAGTTAAACAAGAATTTAAAGTTGAAGTATCAAAAGAACAAGTTAAACAAGAAATTAAACTTGAAACACCAAAAGAACAAGTTAAACAAGAACCAAAAGTTGAAGCACCAAAAGTTGAAGTTGAAAAAAAAAGAATATTTTCAGAAAGAATAACAGTAGGTGATTGCAAAGAAGGTGAAATGAAATGTAGTGGAAAAGATGGATTTAATACATGTAATTTTAATAAATGGGTATGGAGAAGTTGTTCAGTTGGAACAATTTGTAAACAATTAGAAAATAGTGTAATATGTGACTATAAATAAAGAATGTATTTATATTAAATTTATAAATACATTTATGATTAATTAATAGATTGTAATTTTTCGTCAATTAATTTAGAAAATAAATTGGATATATTTTTTGTATATTTTTGTTGATTACAGACATCACCATTTAAAAATTGTGTTCTAACAGTTGGTTTAAGTGATTCCCAAAAATCATTTGGTTTAGATAATAAAATATCTAATTTTTTATGCAATTCTTCTTGATTATCAACAATATAAAAAGAAAGATCAGAATGTGAATTTTTTAATAAACTAGCAGTTACATTTTGTGGATGAAAAAAATAAGTTTTATCATAAAAAGTGAAAACAGGTACACCCATATATAATGCTTCGCAACTTGTTGTAGTTCCAGAATATGGAAATGTATCAATTGCAATATCTACATTATTATATTCTAATAAATGATCATCGTGTAAAATAGTACAATCTACTATTAAAAGTCTATTTCTTACAGAATTGTCAAATTTTTTAATAAAATTTTGTTTAATATTTTTATTTAATAAAGCTTTTGTTTTAAACATAAATTTAACATTTTGAAATTTTAATAAAATAGAATTAAAAATTTTAATAACAGAATCAGTAATTTTATTTAAACGATTAAAGCACCCAATAGTTAAAAATTTATTATTTAAAAATGGTTGTATTTTTGTTAAAGGTAAGATTTCATTTTTATATAATTGTCCAACTGAATTCTTTTTTGTAATTAATGGATCATAACATAAAAAACAATTATCCAAATACAAAAGTTTTTCTGTATAATATTCTTGAGAAACAGCTTGGTTGTCACACACGTTGTCAGTTATTCTATAATCAATTTCTTTTAATCCAGTACTAAATGGATAGCCAATATAAGAAATTTGTATTGGACAAGGTTTTAATGCAAATACATCTAATCTATTATAAGCAGTATGACCTGCAAGATCTAATAAAATATGAATTTTATCATTATAAATTAAATCACTTGCTTGTTTTGCACTCATATTTTTTATAAATTTAAAATGTAAATTTTCATTAAAAAGAGATGTGTCAATCAAACATTCTGAATAACATGTTACATTAAACTTTTGATTATCAAAATTTTTAAGAAATGGTCTAATAAAATAACTAACAGGGTGTTCTGCAAAATCACCAGATATAATACCAATATTAATTTTATTTTGAGTAAACAATTCTTTAGTAAATAAATATGGAATTTCAGATTTTGACAACAATTTATTGATAAGTTTATGTTGTTTAGTAATATATAATTTGTCAGTTAATTCATCAAAAACATAACTTAAATTCATAATTTTGTTTTGAAAAGCCAAAAACATTCCTGGTGAAATTTCTAAAGATTTATTATAACATTCTATTGATTTATTATTATCACCATTATAAGATTGCATATGGCCAAAATTTAAATAAATTTCTGATAATAAATTATTTTTTTTTGAAATAATTGCTTTGTCGGCATTTTTTATAGCTTTTAGATAAGCTATTTCTGCTAAATCAGTTCTTCGCATTTCTGTATATACAACACCTAAAGCATTTTGAATATCTGGATTAGAACTGTCAACATTTTCTGCTTTTAATAAATAATATAAAGATTCAGGCCAAGATTTAATTGATCTGTAAACAGATGATATTCCATTATAAGAATTTAATAATAAATTTTTAATTCTTTGTTTTTCTGAATATTCTATTTTTTTATTTTGAAATTGATAATTTAATAAGGAAATGCTTAATTTATAATGAATAACTGATTGTTCAAGTTTATTTAATTTTTGAAAAACAAATCCTAAATTATAATGAATAATATCACTATCAGAAGCAACAATTAAACATTCTTGTAAAAGAGAAACGCATTTTTCTAAATTTTCAGAATATAAAGAACACAATTGTGTAAAAATACTTACAATTTGAGTTGTTGCATTTTTATTTTCAAAATTTACACGTAATATAGTAGTATAATGATTAACAGCTTTTCTAAAAACTAATTCTATAAATCCTTCTGTGTAATTAGAATGTTTTTTTTTGAAAAAATGTTCAGCATTTGTTTTATATAAAGTTCCTAATTGAAATAATGTTTCTAAATATTTGTCTTTTGAAAAAACTGGATTACTATCTAATAATAAATAGTCAGTTATGTCTGTAAATGATAACAATTTCTCTAATTCTAAAATGGCTAAATTACGAAATTGTTCAGAATTATTTTCATTATTGTCAATAATAGAAGAATTAATAAAATCGTTAGCTTTTTTTAAATAAATGGAAAAATTCTTTAATTCATTTTGTTTTTCTTTATAACTTAATTTATTCATTTTACTTTTAAATTTATAAAGTTTTAAGTTAATTTTTGGCTGAAATTGATTTTATTTTAGTTTTTTTGAATTAAAATTAAAAAATGAATAAATAAAGAGAATACATTTAGAGAAAATACAGACATAAAAATGACAAAAGAAATTTTTAAAGAAGAATATTTATTTAAAAATTTGTATGGCTTAGACAAATCCAATAAAATCAAGGAATGGACTATTAAAGTTATTAATATGACAAATTTTTCATACATTATTTATACATATGGTCTTTTAAATGGGAAAAAAACAGAATGTAAAATAACAGTATCAGAAGGTAAAAACAAAGGTAAAAGGAATGAAACAACACATTATCAACAAGCTATACTTGATGCAAAATCAAAATGGAATAAAAAAAAGGACACTGATTATATTACAGAATTAAATGAATTACAAGAAAAGGTAAAACAAGAAATTAATAATAATGATGACAATAATGTCAATAATAAAGAAGATATAATTTTGAAGCCAATGTTAGCTCAAGAATTCAAAAAATATGAACATAAAGTTAAATATCCATGTTATATACAACCAAAATTGGATGGATATAGATGTATTTATAATAAAGAGTCGGGTAAAATTACTACAAGACAAGGAAAAGAATATAAAATTATTAATGAATGTAAAAAATTATGTGATGAATTAAGAAAGATTAAATATTCATTAGATGGAGAATTGTATGTGCACGACATGTTATTTAAATTTGAAGAATATGGTGTTTTAAGAAAACAAAAGAATTTAGATAAAAAAGATTTAGAATCATTAAATAAAATTGAATATCATGTGTATGATATTATTATTGAAGATGAACCATTTGAAAACAGATACAGCATATTAAAAAAAATTATAAATGACAACAAATTTTTAAAAATTAAATTAGTTGATACGCAAAAATGTATGAACAAAGAGGATATTGATAAATATCATAAATTTTATACAGAGAATCATTATGAAGGATCAATTATTAGAAATTTATCAGGATTATATAAATGCAAATATAGATCATTTGATTTATTAAAATATAAAGATTTTGAAGATGGAGAATTTGAAATCATTGATTATACGTTTGAAAAAGACGTTACTGGAAATAATAAACCATTAATTGTATGGATTTGTAAAACAAAAGAAAATAAACAATTTAATGTTCAAAGTAAAGGAACACGTGAAGAAAGGCATGAATTATATAAAAATGCGAAAATATATATTGGTAAAAATTTATGGGTCCAATATTTTGGATTAACAAATGATAATATACCACGTTTTCCAAAAACATTAAGAGAAGGAAAAATGTCAATTCGTGATGAAATTTTATAATAAATTACGTTTGTTAATAAACAGTAATTTATTAAGGTAATGTAAGGTAAATTTTGAATTATGAGTAATTTATATTCGAGTAAACAATCTATAAAACCATTAAAGGGTGGAACGATTAATTCTAATGTTGGTACATTCAATACTATAAATGCTAATACGCTTATAGTAGAATCAAATGACGTCACTGATTTTTTTAGAGACAATGTTTTAAATAATGTAACGATTGTTAATTCTACTATTCAGGACACAATTATAGGTGCAGGAGGAAGAGCAAGCGAAGGTTATTTTACAAAATTACAAACTACATCAAATGTTACATTTTATAACAGTACACTAACAGAATATGTAAGATGGGATCCTATTAATGCTATTTTTTATATAACAAATGATTTGCGTGTAGATGGGTGTTCACAGTTGGGAAATATAGAAATTTGTGGAAATACAATTCGTTCAACAAATTCGAATGGTGATATAAATATAATACCTAATGGATCTGGTACAATATATATGAATGGTCAGATATATAATTTAGTTACAGCAGGTAATTATTTTAGTAATTATACAAACGGTGGAATAACACAAATTGCAAAAAATAATATTATATTAAATTCTACATCTGCATCTATAATATTAACATCAAAAGAGACACAAACAATTAGTAGTATAACTGGTAATATAGATATAACAAGTACAACAGGAAATATAACATTAAATTCTCCAAATTATATAAAATTATTAGATAATTCAAAATTATCATTTGGTGAAACATGTAATAATATATTTAGTTCAGGTGGTAATTTAAATATTGCTACGTGTAATGATTTGAATTTACAAGTACCAAGTGCAAATAAAATATTAATACCAGAAATTACAAAATTACAATTTTCTACAACTGGAAATATTCAAATATTTAGTTCAAGTGGTTCACTAAATATAAATGGAACAAATAATTTGTTTATAAACAATCAATTAACACTAATTAATTCTACGAATGTTCGTTTTTATGATCCCGTATTATCAATTGCAGATTATAATCTTAGTACAAATGATTCAAAAGATAGAGGAATTGAATTTAAATATTTTGATACAACAAGTAATTCTACAAAATTAGGATGGTTCGGTTATAAAAATTCAACTGGTCGTTTTACATTTATTACAAATGCGACAAATACAAATGAAGTAATTACTGGTAGTATAGGTAATTTAGAATTAAGTAATCTTGTGTTAAATAATATTACATTAGCAGAAAACGGTGTTATTAATGCAAATTGTGGTAGTATATTAAATTTAACTTTAATAACGGCATGTTCTAATAATTTAACTATTTCAGCAGGAAACATTAATTTAGAATCCAGCAATAGAATATCTTTGAATTCGCAAAATGATATACTTATACCAAGAAACATACCTTTAAAATTTGGAACAACTGGTTCAACAATAACGCAGACAACAGATGGAAATATGAGAATTATTTCTGCTACAGACATTAATTTAACAACAAGAACATCTGGTAGTATTATAGTGCCAGTAAATACATATATTTCATTTGATGGTTCTACAATTGGTCAACAAAGGATAAGTTCGAATACATCTGGTGATTTAAATATTTTAAGTAATAAAAATATATATTTTACAACAACTGGTGGTAATATTATTGTACCTATAAATACGAATATTCAATTAGGAAATACAACACAATCAATATATGGTAATACAGCGGGTGTCAATATTTTAACAACTAATTCTACAAGTAATTTAAATTTAATATCAAACAACAATGTGAATATAAATTCATCATTTGGAAATATTTCATTAGACAGTAATAGAGGGGATATAAATTTATTAACAACAAATGGAAATGTAAGAATTCCAGAAAATACATTTTTAATTTTCAGTATTTCTGGAACATCGAATAGTATTAGAACTAGCAATGGAAATTTATTAATAAATGGATCAGGGACAAATAATATAAATTTAACAAACACTGGAAATATTAATTTATCGGCTACATCAAATGTCAATATTCCAACAAATACAAAATTCAATATAGGAAGTAATTCAACAAATTATATATATACAGACGCACTTAATAATACATATTTTAATAATGATTTTACAAATGGAAGTTTAAATATTAGTTCTGCACATTTAAATATAAATGACACAATTACAAATATTACAACAAACTCTTTTAATATTATACCATTAACATCTACAGGAAGTACAATGACAATTAATTCAGAAAATGTTAGATATATTGATCCGATATTAACACTTGCAAATTACACACAATTCAGTGGTGACACAAAGGATCGTGGTTTAGAATTTAATTATTATACAACAGTTGGCAATACATTAGGGTGGTTTGGTATGAAACAATCAACTAATAGATTCACATTTTTATTAGCAGCAACAAATGGAAATGAAGTAATAACTGGACAATTTGGCGATTTTGAAATGAAATCTATTTATATAAATGGTGATATTGTTTTTAATACAAGAGGTTCATTAAATATTGCATGTGGTACACTTGGAAATGTGAATACGATAACAGGTTGTGCAAATGTGTTAAATATAACAACTGGTACAATTAATTTAACAGGCAGTGTTGGTATTAATATTCCTACAAATATACCTTTAAATATAGGAGCAACAAATATTTTAACAGATACATCTGGAAGTTTTCAAGTTACATCATCAAATGTATTATTTAATACAACAAATAATTTTCATGTGTTTGCAACAAATACTAGATTTAAAGATCCAATTTTAACGATATCTGGAGTGGACGTATTATTAACAAATGATTTGAAAGATAAAGGTATAGAATTTAGATGGCATAATAATACAACTGGTAAATTGGGATATTTTGGATATAAAGAAAATACTGGGAGATTTGTATTTATAAGAGATGCAACAAATACAAATGAGGTAATTAGTGGAAGTTATTCGGATGTAGAATTTGGAAATGCATATTTAAATAATATAAATTTAAATAATGGGAATATTACTGGTATAAATGAGTTATCAGGTGGTGCTATTAGTATAAAAACAACTTCTGGGAATATAAATTTAACGCCAACTTCTGGAAGTAATGTAATTTTACCATTTAATTCAAGAATATCATTTGGAGATACAAGAAATTCAATTTATGCAGATACATCTGGTAATTTAAATATATTTTCAAATAGCGGAACAAGAATTAGTGCAACAAATGGAAATTTAGAATTAAATTCTAATACAGCGGTTAAAATTCAAAAGGACATTCCTATTTATATAGGCGATTCATATTTACAATTTAATAGTACAACAAATAATTTAAGTATAATAAATAATAATGGAGATATATATTTAGATCCACAAACAAAAGTTGATATTCCTATAAATAATTATTTAACATTTGGATCTACATCTAATAGTATAATAAGTGATGGAACGCAATTATATGTAAATGGATTAAATGCAATTCAATTATCATCTGGTAATATAAATATAAATGGAAATTTGAATATTATTGGTACGTTAACGTCATCTAATGTAGATTTTGATTTGAATAAATATATATTACCATTGGGAACATATCAAATATTAAATATAACAAGCATTACAACAAATAATTTAAGTACAACGGGGAATGTATTAATTACTACGAATACGGCAAATAATTTAGTTGTAAACGACAATATTATTTTACAAAATACGAATTCGACTCCAAAAATAGATGGTACATACACTATTAGACAAATTATATCACCTACGCAATTTACTATTACGACAAGTTCAATAACATCAGCTGGATCAAATGGAAGTGTTAAAAGCAATTTAACATTAGAACAAGGTAAAGATGTAGGTATCCAAGTTAATTATTGGAGTACAGTTGGAAATACAAGTGTTACATCTGGTACAGCGGCTTTCAAAACTGGATTTTTTGGATTTAAAAGAAATACAGAAAGGTGGAGTTTTTATAATAATGCTACAATTGCAAATGATATAGTGAGTGGTCAATTAGCGGATATTGAGGTAAATAAATTATTTACAAATAGAATAAGTGGATATGTATTAGATGGTCCTATTACAGGTGGGTCAAATGCGATAGTAGGAACAAATTTCCAAATAAATGGTGGAAGTATAAATACTACACCTATTGGAAATATAAGTCCGAATACAGGTAATTTTTCAAATTTAAGTAATACAGTGCAGGCGCAACTTACTCGTGTAAGTTTACAAAGTACTTTGATTTATTCATTGGAAAGATATACCTTAACATCATTATCACCAACGAGATCACCTGACGCGACTAAAATAGTAACATTATTTTCTGTACAGGGTGCAAGTTTTACAAGTTCATCGGGTACAATGCCATCTACGTCAATTAGTGATGGAACGTTCAAGGTTATAGTATGTAGTACAATGGATACAGGATGTAATCATACAATTTTTTTCGGAGCTGGAAAATTAATAGCACCTAATCCTATAAATGCAGTTAGTCAACCAACAAAATTAATATTTAAGAGAAGGGGTCAATCTGTGCAATTATTATATGATGCAACTGCGGCTGCTTGGATATTATTGAATTCTGGGTGTTATGTGGAATAATTTAATAAAATTAATTTATTTAATATAATTAATGAAAGATATAAGAGAAAATATATTTAGTGATACAAATAACAAAAGTATGTTTAGTTATGTAACAGACATTTCTAATTATCAAAATAAAAACGAGTGTGCAAATTATACACCACCTTTTATAGGGTATATTCCTATTGGTGTTCCAAGTCAAAGTACAGATGTAGATTCTGATTTAAAAGGTATGAATCAATATCTAACAAAATGTACAGAATATAAATATCGTCCACAGGATAAAATAGAAGTAAAAAATAAAAAAATTGAAAAAGAATGCAAAAAGGACTTTAATATTGTTCCTTTAGGGTATTTATCATATGATAGATTTAAAAGTAATCAACAACGAAATTGATTCATGTTCTATATGTTTGGATGATATAGAAAAAAATATTAAGGGAGATAGAAATTATTTATTTATATTAGAATGCAATCATTCATATCACTATGATTGTTTTTTAAATTATATAGACTATAATCTACAAAAAATAAAAGAATTTAATTGTGTAGAATGTCCTTTATGTAGAACAAAAACAAAAATACATGAAATTATGTATAGTATAGTAGATAAATTTTACAACATGAAGCTAAAAATAAATAAATTGGAAAAAAGAAGGACCCAATATAAAAAGAAATTATTATATTTAAATTTTGGGAAATATTTATGTTTTAGACAAAATTCTTCAACTCTTCAAATACAAGAAGAAAATTTAATGGGAGAAATAGAAAAATATAATTGTTTAATTTATAATGTCAGAAGAAATAACTCTAATTTAGTAAAAATATATAATAATTTAATAAATAGAGTAGAAACAGAAATATATTAAATGTTGTTTCCCTATTCACGTTTCAAAATAAATTATTTAATAGAAATAATTATTAAATAATTTGATGACACAAGAGTTTTCGTTTAAATATTATATATCTAATTATAATAATTTGGAGGTATTTTTATTTAAAGAATATTTTAAAAACAAAATATATGCGTTACCAAATATAACTGTATCCTCTAAAAAGTTAATAAATATACTTTGTATAAATAATGAAAGAGAAAGGCAAATATTTAGAAATGCTTTTTTGAAATATTTTAAGGAAAAAATAATAAATAATTTATATTAAATTCTAAATTTTTTTGAATTACAAAAATTTAAAATATTGCTATATAGTATAAAAATGATTGAGAATTTTATTTCTAATATTCTTGGTGGAGCTAAGTCGCCTAAACGTAAAATGAAGTCACCTAAGCGTAAGTCTAAGTCACCAAAGATGAAGTCCAAGTCACCAAAGATGAAGTCCAAGTCACCAAAGCGCAAGTCCAAGTCACCAAAGCGCAAGAGCAAGTCTCCAAAGATGAAGTCCAAGTCACCAAAGCGTAAGAGCAAGTCTCCAAAACGCAAATCTAAGCGTAAGAGCAAGGCTAAGTCACCAAAGCGTAAGAGCAAGTCCCCAAAGATGAAGTCAAAGTCTCCAAAGCGCAAGAGCAAGTCTCCAAAGCGTAAGAGCAAGTCTCCAAAGCGCAAGAGCAAGTCTCCAAAGCGTAAGAGCAAGTCTCCAAAGCGCAAGAGCAAGTCTCCAAAGCGCAAGACCAAGTCACCAAAGCGCAAGAGCAAGTCACCAAAGCGTAAGAGCAAGTCACCAAAGCGTAAGAGCAAGTCACCAAAGCGTAAGAGCAAGTCACCAAAGCGTAAGAGCAAGTCACCAAAGCGCAAGTCCAAGGCCAAGTCACCAAAGGCCAAGTCACCAAAGGCCAAGTCACCAAAGGCCAAGTCACCAAAGGCCAAGTCACCAAAGGCCAAGTCACCAAAGGCC